TGCCTCGTACAAATCGCCCACCTCTGTAGCAACTGCTTCAGCAAACGCCCTAGCAATAGCTCCAGGATATGTTGCTGTAATGCCAGCATTCTTTTCCAATGCCAAAAGCATCCTGCCTAGGATTTCTGGCTTACTTTTGCTATATACTATCGGCATTTTTGCTCCTTGTTAAATATTCTGTGTAACCGACAAAGTTATCGGCTCAACACTATTGTCTTCTATATGTACATCAAATCTAATTGAAGTAGCAGATGTCGGTACTGCGTCTATTGATATAAATCTGCCCTTAAATATACCACCCACAGTTTCGTCCATGAGTGCTTGTCTTATAATTCTCTTGCCTAGCTCACCTGTTGTTTTACTTTGTGGCATCCCGTTAAGCATGCTGAGATCGCAGCCAAGCCTTGGATATACAGTAAAGTCATTTGGCTCTGTCATGAGCCTTATGTATATCTGTTGGATATCTTTCCTGGACCCATCACCTATAACGGCTATGTCCTTATTCGGAGAGACTTTAATATCACCACTAAGATCAAAATAGAAATCGCTCATTATTTATCCAAATCATTATCTAACCAAGGGAAATTTTCCATATCACTTGGTTCATTAAAGTCGCTAGTTTCTACCTTAGAAACTGCATCTTGATAGGAGTATCCCATTTTAATAAACTGTTGTAATTTGGCTACTTCGGATTCAGTGTGAGTTTTTGAATAAGCTTCTATTAAAGAAACTTGCTCAAAAGTAAACCCATTTGGATCTTCTACCACTTCTGAGCCCTGCTCATTATTCAAACCTAGGCCGTACTTACCTATTATAGTAATAGGAGTTACGACCTCTTCCTGTTCATAATTTTCTAAATTATTTAAAAACTGTCCGGTTCTATAGTATGCTGGGTTGTTTAAAAAGTCTCCGGTTTTCAAAAGAGCAGGCTCATTATATACATCTGCGGCTGGATTAAACGACTTCTCATTCCATCTTAGCCCATCGTCATCTTTGCAATACATCTTAATAGAGTCTGCGAATATGGATATGCTTCTAGTATTTGGGTTTATGACTAGACCAACGCCAGGAGCACCAAATATTTCTATTTCACCCATATCAGTTATCCTAATAAAGGCTTTATTGTCTGGATGGGTCAAGCCTACTTCTCTATGTGAGAATTCTTTTCTTCTCTTTATTTCTGCTGTTTCATTAAAAACAGGAGATGGCTTAAATTGTTCGTTGTTTTGATTTATCATAATAATTAAACCATAAACTTTGGTATGCCGGTGTCTATAGAAGTGTTTCTGATATTTTTATGAGAATGGATGTCGTTGAAATACATTAAAACATACGGTTCTTTTTCTTCTGCATCTCTAAAGCCTACCAAGCAACGTGTCCCTGGGGCTGGAGCAACCGTTTGTACGCCATATACAAACGGACATGGCACGTTAGAAAGCATGTTCCCGATAAGGTCAGAATATTTTTCGTCGACCATAACGGTAGCAGTATTTTGCCCTGAATTGTAAGCCATTACTGTACCTGGTCTATTCTTTGATTGCTTAAAAGAAGCTTCATCTATTCTATCAGTAATTCTTTTATCAAACTTTGGATAATTTAATGCCATAAGACTTCCTCCTACAATACGTTTCCATTTTTATCATATACAGAACCGCCCATCCATCCTTCTATATATTTATATGCTTTTGGACTTGACTTTTGTGTTATGTTTGTCCTAATCCATTTTCTTAAATTAGCATCTGTTCCACCTCTATTTAAATACACTGATAATGCGGTAGAAAATTTTGTCTTAAATATAAAACCTGGAACGTATACAGTTCCATATTCACCCCAAGCGAAGAAACAGTCGTGGTCAATTGGTTTATTGTTTTTAATTGCTTGAGCAACTCTTTGTGGGGTAGTAGCAGTTACGCCTAACATCCAGGCTTGGTTGTAGGGAATCCATACCCTTCTATCAACAGTAGCTTGGGTAGCTTGATTCATCACTTTGTCAGCTAGCGTTTTTGGATTGTTGTCTGAGTCAATTGAATAAGCCAATTTGAAACCTAAAGCGGTGCTATCTTCTGGTTGTCCAGATGCATTATATTTTAGGTAAAATGTTTTATCGCCGTGTGCACCTTTTAGTAAATTTATTTGAAACATACCAACAGAAAAATCTTGAGGACGTTTTGTATTGATAGCAGCTGGCTGAACATTTGCTTCTCTTTCTGCTATTGCAGTAAACATTGCAGACACTTCAAGACTAAATAAACCAGACGTAGATAAAAGTGCCATCAATTCATCTGAGCTTAGGGAAGCATTAGGTTTGCCAAAGAAATTTTGTTTAAATTTATCCATACTTATCCCGCTTTGTGCAGATTGTGCGGTAAAGGTAATACCAGTTATTTCAGTTGCTATTTCTGGAGTTATAAATGATCCAGCTCTTTGCGGAGAGTAGCTAACATGTATGTGATCTCTATGGCTTGAGTCAACAGCAAAGTTAACAAACTTACCTAGGTTTGGATACTTTGCTCTGACCGCTGCATTAGCTCCTTCTAAACCACTTTCAGCTATCCCTAGCTCAGCCATCAATTGATCATGGACAACTATTAGGTCTGGGTGCAAGTCTTGCGTTAGCCCATTCAAAGTAGTCAAGAATAGGTGCAGTCCTTGTCTATACGTGTCCATATTCTTTGACAATGGATTTGATGGGACAGTAGAATTGCCAACAGCCATGATATCAAAACCTCTGCCGAATGCATGATCGCTAACTGTATTATTTTCTGCATTTAATACAGAAAAGTTTGGGCCAACTAATGTTCTATCAGTGCCCGTTCCACCATCTATAAATATTTTGTTAGTTACTTGAAGCAACATCTCTATAAGAGCTGCTGATACATAACACTTCTTTAGACCTGTACCCAAAAGGTTTGGATCAACTTGGACAGATTGCATCGAGCCTGAAATATAACTTGGTTCTTGGTTAATCGCGAAACCAAGAGTTGAAAGATTTTGTCCTTTTGAATTAGTGCTTAAATTTAACTGGAAGGGATTAGCTGAACCTTTAAAGTTTGCTTTATTATTTAGTTCAGCTATCTTGGCTGCATATACTTCTTTTTCCTTATCACTCAATAAAGATTCCAAAGCAATAGCTCTAGACCCACCATTTAAAACCATCCCTGGCTCTGAAGACGGAGTATAGCCTGAAGTTTTTTCTGCTACAGTAGCTCCCATTTCACTGGTCACGTATGCTAAGTCTGAATTTTCCGGTTGGACTGTGCTGTTGATGAGACGGTTATTTAATGCTTTAATCGATTCAGAAAAACCACCAGGAGCATAGCCTGTTACTAGCATTGAATTCTTAGCTATTTCCATCTTTGCTGCTGCTCCAGTTAATGGAGTGCCTCTAGGATCATTCGGGTCAGCGATTTTTATATCATCATTTAAATCAGACATTGATGCTACTATCCCATGCATTGCCGATTGAGTACTTTGTGCATACGCATTGATTGCAAAAGCTGGGTTTCTATAAAGGCCATCGCCTTGTATTAACTTTACTGGGTCAGCACTTCTTAAGCTTCTATCTTCATATGGCTGTCTGGACATTGTTGTACCAGTTATAACCACCTCTCCGTTTGGATAAAATGACTCACTTATCTTGTTTGCAATACTTGCGGTACTGCCTAGGTCTGAAGAATTTATTCCTGTATCTGACATATTATTCACCTAATACTTTTTTGAAAGTTGGGACCATCTCGTCTACACCCACCAATGCTGGCCCACTTACCAAGCTTAGCCCTGCAGTATAAACTTTACCTAATCCATTTACAATTAATTCCCAGTTAAGTGTTACTGGAGTTCCATCTTCATAGTACTCATCCCATTCGGCCATTGGCCATTCTGAAGCTTTATTATAAATTTTTAATAGTATCAACATATCGACAAGGGCATCATAAGCTTTTATTTCTTGGTTACTTAGATTAACCAAAGGATCAGTTTGTCCGCTTATTTCAAAATGAACCGAAGTTCTTGATGTGCCATATACTGGTAGAGCATCTACAATAAGACTTTGTGCGTTTAGCGTAGCTTCATACAGCTGATCAAACCTACTATAGATCACAGATTCTGGGCTTATCAACTCTTTAGCTTTATCTTTTACATAAGCAAGAGTATCTGTTGTTGATCCAGGAATTCCTAAAAATATTGATCGTATTTGGTTTTTAATACCAACATAGCTTTCTGTGTCGGTCTTGTAAAATACCGAT